TTGCATAGCTGTTTTTCTAGCATCTTCCATTGTGTTTTCTGATGGAATAGATAAACCACCTTCATAGAATCCTGCTCTTCCACCTTGAGCCATAAGATCAAGATTCTTAGTTTCTCTAGCTCCTAAGAAAGGATATTTAATTCTAACTTCTTCTAATGCTTTGCCAGTTGGATCTCTGAATGCTTCTCTAACTTCTGCCCTAATGCTTTCAATATCTAAACCTTCTCCTCTTTTAATATCCTCTAAAGATTCCTCAGCTGGATTTTTAGCTGTGTACAATCCTGCTGCCGCTGATGCACCCAGAATACCTAAAATTGCTTTATTGTCTAAACCAAATTTTTTAATTGTGTTCCATAATCCTTTTGTAGTTTTAGTATCTCCAGCTGCTTTTTTCATTGTCTCACCTACAGGACCTAAACTATCTAGCTGGCTTGCTATTTTCTGTTTATCTGAAACTGTTTGTCCCATACTCATCGCAGGGTCGGTTGCAGATTTAGTTGCTCCCCATAACTGTGAGCCCGTAGTTGGAGAAGTAAAATAACTTCCAAAACCTGAACCAGTTCCTGAGTGAAACCCTTTTTGCATACCTGCTCCACCCATTTCTCTTGCTACGTTTCCCATAGCATAATTAAGTAACCCTGATTTAAGACCTTTACTTATACTTCCATGTCTATCAAACCCACCTAGGCCTGACATTACTCCTGCAATTGCAGGATTGAATGGTGCAACAAAAGGTGCTGCAACTTCTGCAATCTTTGCCGCTTCATTCGGGATTAATTTTCTAATTCGTTTTTTTATAGAACTTCCTAAACCATATTGTCTTCTTCCACCTAGACCCATGATTCCACCATAAGCTACAGGTTGTCTCATTTGAGGTTGAGGTTGTGCAGAACTCATTTGGCCTTCCGCCATAACTTGTTCTATAAACTGTTGGAAAGACATTGGTTCTAATCCTTGTTCTTGCATTTCAAATACATATTTAGAATACTCTTCTTCTAGTTGAGCCATCATCATTTGTTGCTCTTGTCTAGGGTCTTGAGGTCCCTCATTACCTTCATATTTTATAGAAGGTGCTCCTGTTTCTAATGTATCTGATATTTGTATATCTGTTATTGCCATAATTTTGTCTTATTTTAATGTTGAAGCAGGGTATATTTCCTGATCTTATACTTTACTTTGTTTTTGCGAACAAATCAAGGGCTGGCATTATAACTTTTACATCCCTTCGAATGTCCTTTTCATCAATGCCTTGAGCCTTCCATTCCTCCTCGGTGTTATATTTTTCTCCTGTTTTAAGATTAGAAATAGTGGTTATTATTTCTTTGGGTTCTATTGTTTTCATTATGTGGTTATCTCCTTTTTAATGTTTAGGTAGCTAATAGCTACATCAAATGACGCTACATTACTNGCCTGAACTGTCAAAGTAGTACCTCCTTCTACCACCATTGGAACTGTTAATAATTCAGTAGTAGTATCAGCNGTTAATGCTGCTGATTTAATAGCTGTTATTGAGTTGTTTAATACTGTAACTGTAGGTGTTGAAGCAGATGTTACTTTAATAGATTTAATTATATAGGTCTCAGTGACTAAAGGATTTTGAACACTATCTGTTGTACCAAACATTGTGAGTGCAGCTCCCCCTGTATCATTATCTACACCGTAGAATTTATATTGATTTACAACTGCCATTATTCCATAAAGAAGCTTCTAGCTTCTATCTCCTGTTTTAATTCTTCTTGAAATGTAGTATTTAATTTTTCTAATACAGCATCTAAATCTCTTACCAAAGACTGAGCGACATCCTGTCTGTAGTCTTCACTAGCTCGGGTTAATGATTGAACTATTTTTGCCATGTCTCTTCTTCAGTTGAGCCTTTTCTTTTAGCTTGGTTTGATAAAAACATATTAGCTAGATGAGCGAGAGGATTATAATCCCAGGTACCTGTTTTAATAAGCTTCCCAAGAGTATAAATATCTAATCCTTTTTGTGCAGTGTTAATATTTTTAGTAGTTAAAAGATTATTATCGAGAATACCTGACTGAGCACTATTTCTTAACCCACCACTTGTACTGGTACCCGGAGATATATTATCCCCTGCAGCCAGACCTGCTGTAAAAAACCCAGTCCTTCCACCTTGAGCTAGTGCCATAATTCCTCCAAGAGCTGCCTCAACTCTACTTCCATAAGTATCCGTCCAGTCTCTTGCGATCTCTGGTTCGTTGGCCCATAGGTATCTTCTTTGCTTCTCTGATTTGAAAGGCATTATCGTCTTCCTCCTGCATGTACATCTAACCTAAATGTGCCTAATTTCCAATTAGAATCTACTGCAGTATTAGATATTTTCACTGCAACCGCTCTGCCTCTAGCTCTACAAGATTTATACTGGGTAGAAGATGTAATGGTGAATGGTCCTAGTGATGAACTAGCTGCTGTGTCATTTGGAAAATCTCTTAAGTCTAATTCAACAATAGTATTCCCTGCCTGAGTTAAAAAGTCTGGCAAAAATCTACTTACTCTCATTATATATTCCCCATCTCCTCTAAAAGTAATTCCCTGTTTTTGATCTTGAGTAATGTCAAAATCTCCCGATAATATATTAGCAGGAATAGCTGCTGTTGTTCCTATTTGAACTTGATTAACTCCTGTTTCATGCTCATAGTAATAAGTAACTCCATCACTGTTTCCAGTCACATCAAAAGATGTATCTGTATCGGCATCATAATTAGCGGCATGAGGTAAACCAAAAATAGATGAGTCGATCCACGCCGTTCTTGGAAAAAGAGAATTAGCATTTGTGTACCAAATAGGTCTATTGATTGTTGAATCTAAATAACTGTATATGACACATCTATTATTAACATTAGAATCTGAAGTAGGATAGAACCACAATACTTCCCCAAACAAGTTATTTAATCCACAATAAATCATTTGATTAGAAGTTTTATTTAAATCATCATAAACATAGTCTTCTACTAAACAGTCTAAGGATTCTAGCTTACCTGTAAATCTAAAGAAACCATTTTCAGACATCCAGTACGCAGCACCATCAACCTCAATCGATGCATTTTTTCCAATCAATCCACAATTGGTCCCTACTTGCTCATAGGCAAAAGTAAAGGGCTGACCTACAAAACGCATGGTAAATAATGAGGTATCTGTCCATACGTAAATTGTATTTCTCCCTAACTTAGCTCCCATGATCCGTGAGCCGGCAGCCANTCTTTGTGTGCCAGCGCTATTGATTGCAGTAGGTGCCCAAGTGTTGATATCCTCCTGAGAAGAGAATCTTATAAACATATCATCTTGTGTTGATGTTGTTCCAATTGTTGTTTCTGTTCCAAATAAAACTAAGTGACGATCAGGGGTTGATACAATCATATCTCTAGAAGCTGTGGGTGCTCCCGATATGATGGTTGCTCGTGTGGCTGTTGCATTGGATGCATCTGCATCCCATTCAAATACAGCTCCATTACAAATTAAAGCAATAGCCGTAGTACCTAAATTATCTAATGACCATAAACCTGGTTCAGCAACTTTATCAGTTGAAGCTGCTGCTTGGCCCCATGCAGCATAGTCACTATAATTAGTAACCGTGGCTCCATCAGAGTGGGCGGCTCTTGTTGTTCCTCGAGCAGCTCTGCTTATTCCTGTTAGATCACTTCCTGAAACTCCAGTATAAGAAATTTCTTCCGTGCCAACTAAAATATAATTCGTTCCTGTTGTTGGAAATCCAGTTACTGAATCTAAAGTAATACTCGTTCCTGATCCTCCAGTTCCATAAACATTGTCTCCTAAAGCTCCATCTAAAGTGTTTGTTTGAGGATTGGTAACTGTTCCACCAAACTGAGATATACCCCAGCCGTAAACTCCAACTTGATCAGCCGGACCAACGTGGTAGTATCTATAATAAGTTATTCCTCCAGAAGTTGTGGCTCCTGAGTCAGTTTCAGTAGCTCCCGCATTAATAGTAATAGTTGTATTAGTAGGTGCAGATAACACCATAAATTTTTTTTCACAAAAAGTATTATCATCAAAAACAGAATCAGTGATTGAAGAAAAAGTAGAAGCAGCCCCAAATAAAATTATATCTCCAGCAACCATACCATGAGCGGAACTAAAAGTTATTGTAACAGTTGTGTCTCCATTAGTAGTAGTAAATGCACTGGTAATTGCTGTGCCTGATGGATTAGTTAAAGGATGGATATCATAATAAACTCCCCCTGAATAAACATATAAAATTCTATTAGTACCCAAGAGGGCATATTTAATACCTTCTTTATTAACCATATGATGAAGAGCTCGCGTAGGACCTGTTAATTTCTTGTCTCCNANNGANGACCAACCCCCTATTTTTTCAGGTGTACCATATCTAAAACGAACATTTTCCCCACCCGTCCATTGAGCTTCTGCTCCTGTGGGCGTTTTTTGTTTATTAAATCCTGGTAAAAATCCTATCTTCTGAAGCATATTATTCCTATTTTAAAGCTACTTTACTAAATTATGCCCAGAAATCAACGTCATATTATTTCATAGTCGGAATATTTTTCTATTATATCTTCTGGTAAATAATCACGTATATCATATTTTTGACGTTTAATTTGATCGATTCTTATTTTGTGGAGATTTTCAATCCCATCCTGATAGTATACATCATTAACATTAAACTGCTTTAACTCATTATAATGTTTTATTTTAAATCCTATAAAGGCACTTAAATCTTTTAAGAACCTATCCGTGTTATTAACTAAATCATCATAGGAAAATATTTTATAATCTTCTTTTTCTTTAATTAAATTTTTAATACTCCATATGTTTTTTCCAGTTATACCCTCTGTGCTCATTAATTCTTCAACATATAAGTGAATATTTTCTTTAGTATAAATACCATTATCAATCTGTAATTTTGCAAAAGATGCAATACATTCAATAACTGGTCTTATTAATATAATAAATTTTGGTTTTTTAATTAATTGTTTTATTATATTTAAGTTATCGGGTGTGCCCCAAGGCGCTCTGTCTATGATTACTTCTGCCTCCCAATCTTTATAATAACTCCCTATAATTGTTTCAATCACATTGTTTAAAGATTGGTGATCGGGAAAATTTTGAAATACATCCTTGTTTTTTAATCCACATAAATAATATAAAATCTCTGGAAGTATAGAATTAGCGGTAACTTTTATATTTTTATTTTGATTAATAATCGAACTAAACAAAGTATTACCAGCTCTAGGTATGCCACATAAAAAAATAATTTTCACTTGTTCTTTTTAAACCAAGGAGGTAAGCCTAGATGTGGACGCGTATCAAACATATTCTCTTTAGCTCCCGGTGTTTTTCTATTATTATAGTGAAGAAATACTTGAATACATTCTTTGCCTTTGAATTTCTCTCTCCAGTGTTCTAGCTCACAGCCACTATAAACCAACATATCTCCTGGTTTAAGATCTACTTTTATGCCTTTTGGAGCATTGGGTTTTACTATTGTTGTTACCATACGGCCTGATAAAATATTGTTACTTCCAGTAGGATCTACATAAATAGGCCAAGAATCCCCTCCCAGATTAATTGTGGTTGATATTTCACAACTAAACCTATCTTTGTGTCGATGTAAGACATCTCCTTTTTTATACATTCTTACATAGGTAGAAGCTGGATATAGTTTTAATCCCGTTACCTTTTCCATTGCTGGTTGACATTTTAACATTAATGTTTCCATAGCAATGTCACTATAGTGTGAATAAGTATGAGGAATCTGTCCATTTTCTCCTTCAAAAGTTCCCATCATTCTTTCAAAAGGAGAAAGATACCGCTGCCTTAGCATAGTAATATAAACTTGTTTTTTTATTTTAAAATAATTAGTAAAGAATTCAGCTAAATCTTTTGATATAGCTTGACGAACAATTGTATATTTTTTACTTTTAAAACTCATGAGTATTCAATATTTCCACTTACAATTAGTTTTTTATTATCTCTCGCTGGAACAGATTCATGTGGCAATGCACCAAAAAATATTACACATTTTCCAGGTACCGGTTTTGAATCAAGATAGCGATCATAATAAACATAGGGATAACCTAAATTGTAGAATCTAGTGGCTCCTGAGTTACGACCTCCATCAATATACAGAACAAAAGAATAAGCACTCTTTTTAATCTCGTGTACATGAATGTTATGGTAATCTGCTATTCCATATTTTTGAATCCATACTTCTTTAAAAATATGTTTTTTCTTATCCAAAAGTTTTCCTACTTCGGTAACGTACATGTGTAAATAATTTTGTATTTCATTTCTTAAATCTTCTGGTAAAGCTTCATAAAAAGTTGTGTTTAAATC